AAGTTTAGTTATAGTATACAAATAGGAGAATACCAATGGCGTTAAGCGCAGAACACAAATCAGCATTGGCGAGACAATTTGGTTATGACAGCAGCGAGAATATCGTTCTGTACAAAATTGAAAACGCCACTCAGGAAAAAGTAGCAAATAGATTCACCAATTCACATATTAACCATCCGAGATCTTTTGCAACATGGCAAGGTGACTTGTTCACCGGTGTTGTTATATACGAAGATTCGGCAGGAGAGATACAGCTCTCCTCAGATTGCGTAGAGGTAACAGAGTAATGTATTTTAAACTAGTAAGTAACGGCACAAGTTTTGGTGGGCCAAACAACACAAACTATGCATCATATAGGAGATATGTTTTAGAAGATCTTCGTGGCGTGATTATGGGTAGTATCACTTCTACTTCAGGACTTAATACTACTGTGCATAATACATCATCATCAGTAATTACTGGTACACGGCCTTCTACAGGTATCTATCATGAAACAGGTTGTAATAGAAATACTTCATCATCTGCAACCAGTGATGATTATTTTATTCAGTTTTATAAAAGACACCATGGATATCTTCAAGATAATACTAATGCAGATATGCAAAGAGCTGTTCACATTAGGAGCGAAAATACTTATGCCATGACACCTAGGATGGGAACAGATGTAACAAACTCTGTGACAGGTATCAACAATGATTTTCCTAATTCATTGAATGGCTGGTTAGATGCTGGTTCTACTTATGATCCATCAGCTGGTTACACTACTCCTTACTATTGGCATTCGCTTGAAGGAATTCTTAATGATAAAGTTTTTGTTCTTAAATTAAATATGAGTCCATTAGGTAGTAGTTATTCAGATATGATTTTTATTATGGCTGACCAAGAATATCAAGCAAACTATGACAATCATACTCGAGCACAATTTCAATATCACTGTCCTACTGTTGCAATATATCATTCAGAATTTAATTTAGAAAGTAATAACACAGTAGGTTCTACTAGTACTTCCGGTAAACGAGCAGGAAATAATATTGGTAAAGTGCAGAGATTTGGTAGATACTACCCAACAGGAAATAATAGCAGTGATTCCTATACAAGTTCTTATATAATGGGTCAGTACTCAACAAATACTACATATGATAGTTACAATAGTTTATTTCCGCCACCGTGGTATGAAATTCTTGGTAGAACACCAGTTGCAAACGGTAACGCAGGATTTGTAATGCAGCCTCTATTGTATGTGCCACATATAGGTCTACCTGTTACTGCAAATTATTATCATAGTGATTATAAAGAATTCTCTAGACTAATGGGTATATGGAGAACCGGTGACGATACTTTCTACAGTGGTGAACGTGTTACTGATGGCGACGGCAATGCATATAGAGCATTTAGAGCATATAAAGTTGGATCTCCAACATCATCAGACACTGGTTATACTTACAGTTGGGGTTATTCTCAAGAACATTCACGTAGTGCAGTTTATCTATTTCCGGAAGCAGGAACTTAATATATGCCAGTAAGAACGGGTTATACAGATTCAACGTATCACTTAGATACGCCATGGAATCAAGACGGATATGTCAATGATTATATCTATGGCGATTCTTCTCCTGTTCTAGACAATAGTAATGATATTATTTTAATTGAGTCTGATGGAACACTAGATTCTTCTTATAATAATAATCATGTTCTAGACTTTACGAATGATATCTATCTAGTTAAAGCTGCTGACGCAGCTGTAGCAGCACAAGCATCAGCAGACTCTGCAAATACTTTAATAAGCACACTAAGAGTACAACTTGCCAATGCCGAAAGTGGTGGCGGTGGCGCAATACAGACTTGGAGTTCATAATGGCGACAAAGGCAAGATTATTATCACAAACTTTTTCATCAACGCCTACTGGCGATATAAGATTAAAGGGTGAATTTGCAGATAGTGCTGCACCGGAAGCTCCTGAAATATTTACTGGAAGCGCTACTATAGCAGACTCAGCAGAAACAGCAATTAATACATTTGATGGAACTACGATTAGAGCTGCTCACTATGATATCATATGTCAAACTTCGGGCGACAGTGATCATCAAGCTGGACAGGTATTTGTAACGCATACCGGTGATAGTGCAACTCTTACTTCATATGGTACGTTGTTGCATGCAGCTGGAACTTTAGTAATGTACGATTGTAGCATTGACGGGTCTGATCAGGTTTCGTTACTAGCAGATCCTCAAGGACATGCTGGATTGAAGTTTTCATTTAAAAGAATTGACACGCCGGTTACGACGTAAGTATATAAATAGAATCAAATTAAAGAGGTTGATATGGCAAAAGCAGCATTTAGAGTAGAAGATGGTTTAATTCCTGGTCACACCAATGCTGACCTTGGACATACAGCATTAAAGTTTAGAGACATTCACATGTCAAACGACATGCATATTGATAATGATATACATGTCGGTAGAGATATTGATATTACAAGAGATGCAAATGTTACAAGAGACGTTAACGTAACTAATGATTTAAATGTTACAACAGATCTGGATGTAGATGGTAATACAATTCTTAATAACTTAAGTGCCTTAGGACCTACAATTAATTTACCGAATTTCGCTGGTGGTGGCGGAGGTGGTGGAGGCGGCGGTGTCTCTGAGGCCGAAGCTATAGCATTTGCAATTGCGTTAGGATAAAAGAATGGCAAAGAAGATTTTAGCAACAGACTATAGTATCAATTCTGATAGTGATACAATTACCGTAAAGGGCTTTTATCGAGCAGAACAGTTTCAATTAATTACAGATGTTACTCCTAATAGCGGTGGAACGATTATATTTAATTTTGCTGATGGTGCTAAAGGACATAAAGGCGCGGTATTTAATACGATAGATGAAACTACTACTTTATATTTAGAAACAAGTTTAGCAGCATATGCTATTGATTCTACATCTAACGTACAAATTATTGTTGATCATCCGGAAATGGAGATCGAAGTCTCGGACTCATTACTTGATCCTGTACATAAGATTCGAGTATCAACTCCGGAAAACTTAATCGATACTGACTTTGAATATGGATTGCAGCCAACTAAATGGGAAACATTAGAACTATCAAACAACGTTCCGTCATTCTTCGTTGCCGATGGTGATACTGCTTTACCTATTGTTGAAACAATTACTGCTACTACTGGTTCTGATGTTATTAAAGTTTCATGTACAGATGCTCATAATCTTGTTGTCGGTACGCCTATCGATGTATCTGGTCTAGACTTTAGAACTGCAGAAGGTAAATTCCTAATTATTTCTGCAGATTCAAATAATTTCTTTTATAGAGCAAATGCTCCTCAAACTGTTACTGGTGCTATCGGTTCTCTTTATTCTGCTGTTACGCCTGGATCGTTTTATGCTGGTTCTCAAATTCCATATGCTCAAGATTCGGGTTTAGAAACAAATGAATTAGATCCATCAACCCTTAGAATTAATACGCCGGACGTTCATGGTTTTGTCGAAGGATCACAGTTTTACTTAGTTAATACTATTGCATCTAAATCTCTTAAAATTACAGATAATAAAACTGCGCCAGACGGTGATCCTATTATTGATAAAAGAAATACATTTACTAGAGAAGTACCTCTAGATTTATCTAAAACAAAAACAAACGAATTACGTGGTCGATACAGTCGATACTTTCCTGCTTCAGACGTAGACGTAGCCTCTAATACTATTAGCTGGCCTAGCCACAATATGAACACCAACTACACTCTTTTATATGTCCCACCAGCTGGTGCTCAAGGTATAGGCGGTTTAGATAGATTCGAAATCTATTATGTAAAAAGAGTAGATGCTAATAATATTCAGCTAACAACTTCACAAAACGGTAGTGCAATTAGCTTTAGCAGTGCAGGAGATACATCCGTAGCACAGCATTCATTGCACCTAGTATATGAATTAAGATACTCAAGTAAAAGTTATAGAAACTCATATACTTATCACTATACTTGGGGTTACTGGTATGGTACTGCTAATTATTCTGGTTACGATATGCGTCAAGGAGGCAAGTCAGATCCAAACACAGGACAAACTTTTTACGGGTTAGGCGATAAAAAAGAAGATGGCCTAATGGTCATGACTCGTAACTATCAGTATCCTGGCTATAGCGCAAGATGGATGGATTATTACAGACCAGAATATCAAAACTATTATAACGTTTATGGTGGTAACCACTACTTATATACAGACTTTCCTGAGTATGATAACCAAACACCAAGTCTCCATCCATCGCGATGGAATCCAATCGAAGACTTTGGTAGATGGAGAAGCTACTCATGGAATAGTTATACCTACACATATAGTAGTGGCTATTTTAGATTTCAAACATATTACTATTCCGGTACTTATAATTACTATTGGTCTTCTCGCCGTATGTTTGTATTCCCATTCATATACGATGAAGAAGCAGATACATTCTTTTCTCAAAGTCATGGATTAGCGCAAGGCGACACAATTACTTTCGCTACTAAATCAGGTTCTGCACCTACAGTTAACTCTGGTAGTTATATGGGAGATACTCGAAGCAACACAACATTAGCTGATGGTGATTATACTATTGATGTTGTTTCTCCTGATAGATTTAAAATAGGTGGTTCTAGAATAGCAACCGCGGTAGGTGATTCAAACGGAGCTTACAATATTGTAGGTAACGTTGCCAATCCAAACGCTAACTCATTCTATGTCGATCAGCATGGTCTTATTGACGGAGATGAAATGGTATTGAGCAAAGTAGGTAATCCTACTTTACCAGCCGTACCAAGTGGTGCATTGGCTCCACGATGGAAATTAGGTACTCAAGGTAATGCTCCATATTTCGCACAAACAATAAATGATGCTGTACAGAATCACGTTGACAATCACAGTGATTTTAGCAATCATCAAGACTTTAGAACATCAAACCATAGTGGTAACTCAGAAAGACTTACATCAAGTGGTGAAGCCGGATTAAGTACACCGGGTTTTGATTATGTTAATACAAGATATTCATCAAACTACTTAGGCGTTGTTAAAAATGGTTCGTATGTTAAGAGCCAAAGCTATTACAATTACGCTGATACTTATGTAGGTAATTTTGATCTTACAACACCTAAAAACTTATTTGAAACTACTGATGCTAAGTCATACGGTATTTTCAGACTTGCTACTCCATGGCAACAGTATACGCAAATACCTTATTATATGGATGTAACCTTTGGTTCTGATGCTGCGCATGGCGCTACTGATGGTCAGTATAATTCTAGTAATTATTGGATATACTACAATTATACATTCATGGATCACCGGTATTATTACGTGTATGATCATTATTCTACATCGCGATACATGAGTAGTACTGTTGGTAATACATCAGGTGATACATATCATTGGTCAGTAGCTTATGTTAACGTGCAGTATTCTTCTGAATTTGTACAATTAATGCTTACATTCGGTAAAACTACGCCGAACAAAGGATGGTCCGGTTATAGCACTAACGGTAGCGGATTGTACACATATAACTATCGATATAATTCATATAACTCATATTCATATCTGTACAATAGCAGTTATAACCAAGATGAAGTTACTGTAAGACTATTCTTTGCTGGTAACACATCATTCAACTTTAATAACAGCAAAATGGTTAACTTAGTTAACGCTATCATTCAAGGTGTTGATGCGAATTTCTTAAATCCATCATTCACTGTAGGTGATACATTAACTGCTAATGTTATTAATAACAATAGATTTAGTGTTTCAAATGCTGGAGCCTTAATAGACCTAACAGATAGCGGCAGTGGTTTTGATAGTGCTAACCTTATGAAGTTTGCATTATCTGATGTACAAGGGGCAGCCGATGGATCTTACTCTGCTGAATCTGTAGGCGATGAATTTATTACCCTTAACACACCTTTCTTAGTTGAAGGTAATACAGAAATACTAAAAGCCGATAGTGCTGATTCTTCTACCATACAGACTTTTGGTGGACACAATTTCTTATCTGGTACAAAGGTAGTGTACAGTCATTCTTCTGACAGCGGACTAGGTGGTTTACAAAATGGCAACACATATTATGTACATGCAATTGACGATAACTATCTTAGCTTACATGGTAACGGACAAGATGCTATAGTTGGTATTAATCCAATTCAATTAGCTTCTGACTCTGCGGGCGGTGCACAGCTCCATCAGATTACAACAACATCGATTGCTGGTAGAACAGGTGCGTCTGGTACAGTTATTGTTAGAGACGGATCCAAAAAGGTTACTGGTAACCAAACACTCTTTAAACGATTCTTTAAATCTGGTGATACAATATTCTTTAAGAATGATTCATCAACTCCAGGTCGTTTAGATGAGCATACCATTGCTGTTATTTCAGATGATGAAAACATGGAACTTACAACACCGGCTAACTTTAGTAAATCTGACGCTACTCACTTCGTAAAAACTAATATTTACGCAAAACCTGATGGCTACTCAGTACACAGACCATTTGATGGTGGTGTTGAAATTGGCGCTGGTACTGCACCACTTTCGCAGATTACTAGACAAACAAGAAAATATTTCCGTTATCAGTCAGGTAAAGGTATTCAAACATCATTAGCTATTAACTTCAACCCACCTGTTATTTTAGAAACAATTAACTCGCTAGATACAACAGTTAGATGTAGGACAAAGTATCCTCATAGACTGGCAGTTGGAATGCAAATAACAATTGAAGGTGCATCGGATGGTGCGTATAATGGTGTTCAATCAGTAGCTAGTGTCGTAGATGATTATAACTTTACCTACACTGCTGCGCAAGCTCCTAACGCTTCGATTCCTTCAGGTATCATACAGTATGTAGTTAATGGGTATTCAGGTTCTTTTGTTAGAGCTGGTATGTTTGATAACCAAAACGGATTCTTCTTTGAATGGGATGGCACTGTACTACACTGTGTAAGACGTTCATCAACTACACAGTTATCTGGTACAGTAGAAGCAGTTAAAGGAAGTGGACGTATTGTAGGTACAAACACTAACTTTAGCGGGCAGCTTGTAAGAAATGATAAAGTAGTTATCCGTGGACAAACATATAAGATTGTTAAAATTAATAGTAGAACAGAATTGTTTGTTCAGCCACAATATAGAGGTATTTCCAGTGATGGTATTATCCTTACAAAAACAGTTGATGTTAGAGTTGCACAATCTGATTGGAACTTAGATAAGTGCGATGGTAGCGGAAAACAAGGATTTAATTTAAATACATCTAAAATTCAAATGGCATACATGGATTACTCATGGTACGGTGCTGGTAAAATTAGATTTGGATTTAAAGATCGTAAAGGTCACGTTAGATATGCTCATGAGTTTATTCACAACAACAGGTTGGACGAAGCTTATATGAGATCTGGTAACTTACCTGCTAAGTATGAAATTGAAAACGATGAAAATCCAACGTATGCTCCAACGCTATTCCATTGGGGTACATCGGTTATCATGGATGGTACATTTGATGACGATAATGCATATCTATTTACTGCTCCTTCGAAAAACTTAACATTCACAAACGGTCAAACAAATAGTGCTAACACTAATGGCAATTCATCTCTATCTTACAGATACAATAGAGGTACAAGACAGTATGACTTCTATGTAAGATTACCGTTTAGTTCAAGTGATGCATCTAAGTTTAACACTGGTACAAAACTCTATACTTCAAACAATGAGTTGAATGGTCAAGAAGTTGCGTATACAGACTATAGTGGATCTACTTTTAGAGTTCACATTTACATATCTTCTGGTTATAGCTTTCCAGGTTCAGGTACTTATCCAGTAGTTAGTAGCGGAACTACAGTCAACATCGGTGCACCAGCTTCAGGTGGAGATGATGTTAACTTAGGTACAGACGTTATCCCGCTAGTGTCACTTAGACTTGCGCCATCTGTTGATAACAACTTGACTGGTGATTTAGGTGAAAGAGATATCATTAACCGAATGCAGTTAAAACTAAATGAAGTTGGTATGATTCTAACGCATGACTGCGAAGTTAAACTTATCTTAAATGGTGATATTAGTACAGTTTCTTGGGAAAATGTTAGATCTCCATCATTGTCACAATTGATCAAACATGAATCAGGTGATCAAATTACTGGTGGTAACGAAGTATTCTCCTTTAGAGCTTCGGGTGGTGCCGATGGTACTTCATCTACATCTAACTTCTCACTAGGAGACTTGGTTGATATGGGTAACTCAATCTTAGGCGGTAACGGTATCTTCCCTAACGGGCCTGATATTCTAACAGTTGCTGTACAAGTTGTTGATACATCATCAATTAACGCAAGTCAGCCATTTACTGCATCATCAAGAATTACATGGGGCGAATCGCAGGCTTAATATGGGAAAAAGTATTAATAGGCTATTAGCCGAACTTATAGATGACGACGGCGATGTTCAATCTGAATACTTGGACAACGTTGAAGCTAGTGGATTAGTTTACTATGAAACGCTAGATTCATTACCTGTAGGAAACGCGTTATCAGCTGGTAACTTAGCCTATGTTGCTGCAAATCAAAGAATGTACGTTTCAAATGGTGTTGGCTGGTATAACGCCGGTTTAATTAATAGATCACCTAGATGGCAAACAGAACCAAGCGCTACGTATGAAATCGTAGATTCAGCCACACCTCTTACAATTACGGCTAAAGCTGTTGACAGTGATAATTCTAATTTAACTTTAGTAAATCAAAGTTTTGGATCTGATTCTGCTCAGTACAAACTTGATGTATCTGTTGATTCTTCGGTGTTTACATTTACACCTAAAACTGCAGCCGCGGTAGGTTCGGCGGTTGCTGCTGGTAATATACCAGATTCAAATGGAGATGTTAATTACACATTTAAGTGGTCAGACGGAATTGGTTTTGTTTCTAAATTAGTAACTCTTCAATACGCGCCTGGTGGCGGCGCGCCATTACAATGGGCAAATAGTAATTCTGATCCTTATATAATGTGGACAGATCCAACTGACTTTTCAAAGCGCAGATTTGCGTATCCTATTAACTGGCCATCTCAAACTCCTGGTACATGGAGATACGCGTTGAATTACCCATCTTCTCCTAGTAATTTTAGTAACCAAGGTCTAGTTGTTACTGTTCCTCAAGGAGTTGAATGGAATGGAACAGTGTATACTGCTTACGCTTTATCTAACCAATGGACTGGTGGAAATTACAACTATGAAATATGGAATACCGGTGTTAGTTCTCCAAGCTACACGAATGAATCAACCGCGGGATCTAATAATGCAGGAAACATTCCACTATAAATAATGTGGTAGAATAGTTATAAGGTATATTATGAACGAACTTACAGAACATGAAAGCAATGAATTAAAACCAACTGATCCAATTACATTTGGCATTACACCAGTATCAAGGAGTAAAATTAATCCAAAGGCTGTAGCTTTAGTAAATGAGTTTTTACCAGAACTTGATGAGAAAACTAAATTCTTTGATAGAGGTAACTCACAATCGACTTTATCAATGATGTCTTTGACTATGTTAAATGGTCATTCACCTCATAGATTATTAAGACAAGTTTTAGCTGAAACAGAAACGCGGAAAATGGCATTGGCAGAAGCACAAGTAACGCATGCTAAAGCACTTGAAAAAATTGAAAAGTTACAGGATAAACTGTTCTTAGATCCAGATAATAATGTTTTAAACGCTAAGTTACGTGCTGCGTATGTTGGTATTGAATCTATGGAAAGCAAGATAAATGGCTCTTTCAAAGATATCGCTACACTAATAACTGCGTATAATAATGTCAAAAAAAATTATAATATTGATAACTGGACTGAAGAAGAATTTGAGAACTCAGAAAAGAAACATCACGTTCGACGTGGGTTTGAATTGATGTATCGTAATTTGATGGATGGAGGCAGAGCTTCTACTGCAACTATCGAATACATGCAACAATATGGTATACATCCTCAAGTAGGACATACCGAAGTGAGTGGTTATATCGGTGCTGTTAATGAATTAATAAAGAATAATCAAATACCGCACTCTAATCATTTAGAAGAATTTTTAGATGCAATGGCTGAAAAATATTATAAGGAATCTGATAAAACAACTCAAAGAATTTTCGGTAAAGATAATATAACTAATACCGACATTTTGAGTTTGGTGCAGGATAAATCAAATGACGACTCTGTCGAGCATACGGAAGAATAGACAAAGAGAAGAACGCACGGCTGGATTAGATTCAGCGGAAGTAAGTGTTCTAGCGGCCGGCAGCAATTTAGTTTTTTCTACTTTAGATTCTTTACCCGCCAGTGATTTAGTTCCTGGCCAAAAAGCATTAGTTGAAAGTGTTAATCGATTATACCTTACAGATGGAAACGGCTGGTATAATGTAGGATTCAACGTAAATGCCAATCCGCGGTGGATTACGGAGCCTGATACCACTGCTACAATCACCGATTCAGCTACACCATTAATTATTACAGCCTTAGCTGCTGATTCAGATGGAACTACGTTACTTAATCAAAGTAATGTGATTGGTGATAGTGCACAATACATGGTGTCTATTACAAACGATTCATCAGTTTGGACATTCACGCCAAAAAGCGCAGACTCAATAGGCATTGAAGTTGCAGCAGGTAACTTAGTAGAATCAAATGGCGATTTCATTTATAACTTTAAATGGAGCGACGGAATAAACTATATTAGTAAAGATGTAACTATAGCATATAATCCTGCCGGTGGTGGGATAGATTGGGCAGGAACTCGAGGATTTTTTCTAGGTAGCTGGATGGATAGAGATGATGCCGGTTATATGGATATCGCTACAGGTACAAGCGTTACTGCTATGAGCAATTTACCTGGACAATGCGCTAATGGCGATAACGCTGTTAGTACCGGTGAATTGATAATTGTGCCTCAATCAAATAGTAATATTTGGTCTATTAATTCGGCTACTGCAGGAACAGCGACTAATTTTGCGAACAGCCGTTTTAACAGAAATGCAGATTACGCTTCTGCCGCGGGTAATGGTTCAATTGGAATATGGCGCGGAGGTAATTCGAGTTATTACAATAAGTTCGATTACATGGCACTGACTAGTGGTTCAACATGCGCTAGTCATTCTAATCTTTCTTCACAATTTAACACTGCTGATGCTATGTGCGGAAATGATACAAAGGCATTATCTGGCATGGGAATACATAGTAGCGATTATGGTGGTACTGCAAGATGTAATTATGTTTTATATGATACTGTCGGCTCGGCTTATAATTTTGGTAACTTAGGATATGATGCTACTAGACCTGCAGCGGCCGGTGATGAAACACATGCTATATTTGCTGGTGGTGGGCATGCCAATACAATTTCTGTTTACAGTGGTTTAACTACTACAACATATGACACAGGATCATCTGCAATTAGTGGTGGATCTATTAGCCGTGCTAGAAAAGGTGGGCTAGCTATGTCGGATAAAACTTATTTTATACATGCCGGCGGATTTGCGAACGGCAACCTTTCTAGTGGTGCTAGGAATGATATAGATAGAAGAGTTATTGCGACTGGTAGCAACGCTACACTGGTCGGAAGCTTAGGCAGTGTATCTGGATCATATGGTTCTGGCGCTTCCGGAAATGCTGCATAAATAAGTTTACATTACTGGCATATTATGATATAATAACTATATGATTGACTTAAAGCAAATACATGAAATGTGGTCAGAAGACTGCAAGATAAAACAAACTAATCTAGATGAATCATCGCGTGTTACACCAGTGTTGCATGCTAAATATCTAGAAATGTTATCTCACACAAAGCTTATGTTAAAACGTGCTGAGTTTGCACAAAAGTCTTTATTAAAAGACAAGTGGTTATATTATAATGGCAAGATGTCAGAAGAAGAGTTAAAGGACAAAGGTTGGAATCCGGATCCTTTTAATGGTCTAAAAATATTAAAAGGTGAAATGGATCATTACTATGATTCAGATCCTGAGATACAAAAGTCTGAAGAAAAGATACAGTACTATAAGACCATAATTGAAACGCTAACAGAGATTATAAATAATCTTAATTGGCGACATCAAACTATAGGTAATATGATTAAGTGGAAACAGTTCGAGTCAGGAAATTAAATCACTCTACATTAAACGTTACGTGCGATAATGGTACAGCTCAAGAACTGAATGAGTTCTTTTCTTTCTTTGTGCCTGGCTATAAGTTTATGCCTGCGTTTCGTAATAGGATGTGGGATGGTAAAATACGTTTATTCGCTTTAAACGAAAAAACTTTGCCTGTTGGTCTATATTACCACTTAAAAGAATTTTGCGATAAAAGAGATTATGAATTAGTTTCTGAAGAAAGCAAGTATGGTAAAGCAGACGATAGAACTCATATAAGTCCAACACAGCTCAGTGATTATTTAAATACTTTAGATTTACCATTTCCTTTACGTGATTATCAATACCAATCAGTAGGCGAAGGTTTAGTACGAAAACGCGCGATTTTATTATCTCCTACTGGTTCTGGTAAATCTTACATGATATATGCATTAGCTAGGTATTGGTTAAATTTTTTAAGTGACGGGCGTGGATACCCTAAAGGTGGTAGAGTTCTTATCATCGTTCCTACTACATCATTGGTAGAACAAATGCACAGCGATTTTATAAAGTACGGTATGCCTGAAGGAGGTATGCATAGAATTTATTCTGGCAAAGATAAAGCTGTAGACTCTGCTATTGTTATATCCACATGGCAATCGATATATAAGTTGCCTAAGGTTTGGTTCGAACAATTTGGCTGTGTGTTTGGTGATGAGGTGCATGGTTTTAAATCTAAATCATTAATGAATATAATGAATAAATGTACGGAAGCTGAATACAGGTTTGGTACTACAGGCACACTAGATGGATCACAGACACATGAACTGGTGTTGCAAGGATTATTTGGCAAGATCTATAAAGTCACAACAACTAAGAAGTTACAAGATAATGATACGCTAGCACCGCTTTCTATTAAGAGAGTTGTTCTTAATTATCCAGAGCAAATTAGAAAAGACTTTGGTAAACAAACATACCAAGAAGAAATAGATTATATTGTAGCACACGAAAAAAGAAATAAATTCATAAGAAATTTATCATTAGATTTAAAAGGTAATACATTAGTCTTATATAATTATGTAGATAAACATGGTAAGCCTTTATATAATATGATAAGAGATAAATCTGAAAACAAAAAAGTGTATTTTGTATCAGGCGAAACTAACGTATCAGATAGAGAAGCGATACGAGGAATAGTTGAAAGTATGTCGAATGCAATTGTAGTTGCTTCACTAGGTACCTTTTCAACAGGTATAAATATTAGGAACCTACATAATATTGTATTTGCCTCACCAAGCAAATCTCAAATACGAGTATTGCAGTCAATTGGTAGAGGATTACGAAAAAGTGACGACGGGCGTGAGACAACACTTTACGATATATCTGACGATATTAGTTGGTTAAAACGAAAGAACTTTTCTTTAATACATTCATTCGAAAGATTAAAGATATATAATAAAGAAGAATTTAATTATACAACATCGGTAATAGACTTATGAATTTAAAACAGTTTAAACTAACGAATAACGACGAAATAGTTGCAGAAATATTAGAAATCGTTGAAGAAGGCGATCTTGTACTACGCAATGCGCTAAAAATATTTCATGCTGAAGATTTCGATAATGGCGTTAGATATTATTCGTTTAAACCATGGATGTCATTTCAGGATAATGTAAGTGAAGTAACTGTGTTAAATGTTGGTCATATCATTGGTGAAACGTCTCCTTCTGCTGCTTTATTGTTGCATTATACTGAAGCAATGAATCAAATTAAAAAGATGGAAAAGAAAAAAGAATTTAATATTGATGAGATAGTAACTGAAGTTGCAAATTTAAATAATGATGAGATGCGCGAGTATCTAAAGATGAAACTAGAAAAAATGGATAATGAGGACATGTGGGACGACTCAGAAGAAGAAACCGATAACGTTATACAATTTACACCGCCGGGTACGAAATTACATTAGTGGTACCTCCATCCTCAGCCAGTACTCTACTATTATACACCAGTATTACATGGTTGTACACCCCCTAATTTAATTATTCGCGCAGCTTAACAGCAAAAATAAAATTTTACATTAATGATATACTATGATATAATATAGTTATTGAAAGGAATTGATATGGCACGTAAAAATAAAAAAAGCGCCCACTATGTTAATAACGCTGATTTTTCTAATGCCGTAGTAGCTTATGTACATACAGTCAATGACGCTAAAGACGCAGGTAAAACTCTTCCAGTAGTACCAGATTATATAGCTCAGTGTTTTCTAAGTATCGCTGAAGGTTTGTCTCACAAATCTAATTTTATTCGCTATACATATCGCGAAGAAATGGTAATGGACGCAGTTGAAAATTGTCTTAAAGCAGTTGAGAATTATGACATAGCTGCAGCTACTCGTACAGGAAAGCCTAACGCTTTTGCATACTTTACACAGATAACATGGTATGCATTTCTTAGACGTATAGCAAAAGAAAAGAAGCAACAAGACATTAAATTAAAATATCTTACAAGATCTGGTATTGAGAACTTTGTTGATGGCGATATGTCAGATGGAAGTTGGCAAGTAGTAGGATCCTTTGTTGATACTCTTAGAGATAGAATAGACAAGGTACGGCATTCAGATCTAGAAGTTCAGCAGTATGCTAAAGAGGAAAAAGAAAAAAAGAAACGAGCTAAGATTGTAGATTCAGATTTACAGGAGTTTATGAAGTGAAGGTAGCAGTGTTAAACGATACTCATTGTGGTATCCGTAACTCTTCAGAAATATTTTTAAATAACGCAGCAGATTTCTATGGTAACGTCTTTTTTCCGTATTGTGAAGAACATAATATCAAGCAGATCATTCATTTGGGTGACTACTATGATCATCGTAAGTTTGTTAATTTTAAGGCTCTCAATCATAATAGAAAAGTCTTTCTAGATCCTATGCGTAAAGCTGGTATGCAAATGGATATTATTCCAGGCAACCACGATACTTATTACAAAAACACTAATGACTTAAATTCTCTAAAAGAATTATTAGGTTATTACATGAATGAAGTGCATATCATTATGGAGCCAAAGGTTATGGAATATGGTTCTCTAAAGATTGCTATGGTTCCATGGATTAACCAAGAAAATAATTCGTCAACTATGACGTTCTTAGAAAATTGTAAAGCCGACTGGCTTGGTGCTCACTTAGAGCTTGATGGTTTCGAAATGATGCGTGGTATTAAAAGCGTACATGGAATGGACCACAAGATATTTAATAAGTTTGAACAAGTTCTTACTGGTCATTTCCATTGTGGATCTAAACGAGATAACATCTGGTATTTAGGATCGCAGATGGAGTTTTTCTGGTCAGATGCTCATGATCCTAAGTACTTTCATATTATCGATACTGAAACTCGTGAAGTAGAAAGAATTAAAAATCCGTATACTTTATTTCATAAAATTGTTTACAATGACGACAAAATAGATTATAATAGTTATGATGTATCACAATTAGAAAAGAAGTTTGTAAAGATTGTGGTAGTAAATAAGAAGGATGCATTTTCATTCGATAGATTTGTAGATCGTGTACAGAGCGTGAATATTCATGAGCTGAAGATCGCAGAAAATTTTAATGAATTTATTGGTGAAAATGTAGAGGACACAGATATTGAGTTTGACGACACCACTACGATTGTTGATTCGTATATTGATGGTGTAGATACAGATTTGGATAAAGATAAAATCAAAGTCCAAATGCGTGAACTCATGACTGAGGCACAAGCACTGGAAGTTGCATGATACAATTTAAAATGGTTAAGTGGAAAAACTTTTTGTCCACTGGCAATACCTTTACAGAAATAGATTTAAATAGGAATAAGACTACATTAGTTGTAGGACATAATGGTGCTGGCAAATCAACAATGCTTGACGCCATTTCATTTGCGCTATTTGGTAAGCCACATAGAAACATTAATAAACCTCAATTGATAAACTCAATCAATAATAAAGATTGTGTAGTTGAAGTACAATTCGATGTAGGCAAAAGTAGTTTTAAAGTTATACGTGGTATTAGGCCAGGTATATTCGAAATATGGAAAAATGGCACGATGATTAATCAATCTTCGCATGCCAAGGAGTACCAGAAGATCCTCGAACAAAACATCTTGAAACTTAATCATAAAAGTTTCCATCAAGTTGTAGTGCTTGGCTCCTCATCCTTCATTCCATTTATGCAGCTTGCAGGTGGACATCGTAGAGATGTCATCGAGGATCTTCTGGACATTAATGTATTTTCAAAAATGAATCATCTTTTAAAAGAAAAGCAAACTGTATTGCGTGATAGTTTAAAAGATTTAAATTATAAGATTGACATACAATCTAATAAGATACAGACACAAGAAAAATACATCCGCGATATAAAAGCAGTGACGGATGATAATAAAAAAGAATATGAACTAAAGATAGCAGAATCTCAAGAAAATATAAAAAAATTACAAGAAGATAATAATACTTTAAGTGAAGGTTTAGATGATGCTATAAAAGCTAATGAAGAAAAGCTAAAGAAACTACACGATAGACGACAGGTTTTATTACTTGACTCGCAAGATGTTCGAACTAGAATGTCTTCAGTAGCTAAACGTGCTAAGTTTTATGAAACCAATGTTTATTGTCCGGAGTGCTCAGGCGAGATCTCAGACGATCTGCGCGCCAACCAGTTAAGTGAATGTAAGACTGAAGCTAAATCACTTAAGTCTACATCTAAATCTCTAGGTGAAGAAGGTATGGTGTTAGAGAATCAAATACAAGAGATTACGGATATAGCTAAAGAACTTAGAGTTAAATTAAATACTTTAGCTGATAACAATAAAGATATATCTTCATTACAAAAATCTATTACAGAGTACCAAAAGTTTATAGACAAAGAGGTAGCAGCAGATTTAACTGAAGCAAAGAATGATTGTGAAGGCATGAGAAAAGAAAGAGAATCATTTGTAGAGCGGAAGTTTGAAATATCTGAACAGTTTAATTATAATTCTGTAATGGGAGAAATGCTTAAAGATACTGGCATTAAGACTAAACTAATCAAACAGTATTTACCTGCTATCAATAAGCTTACTAATCAATACTTACAAGTGCTAGACTTCTTTGTCCATTTTAATTTAGATGAATCATTTCAAGAAACAATACGTTCACGCCATCGCGACGCATTTACATATGATTCATTTAGTGAAGGAGAAAAGCAACGTATTGACTTAGCGCTTCTCTTTACATGGCGTCAAATCGCTAAGATGAAAAATTCAGTAGCTACTAATTTACTTATCTTAGATGAAACGTTTGACTCTTCGCTCGATCATGACGGTGTGGAAAATCTTCTTAAGATATTGTATACACTTGATGATGATACTAACGTGTTTGTTATATCACATAAAGGCGAAATACTTGATGGCAAATTTGAAGCTAAGATTGAATTCAAAAAAGAAAGAAATTTTAGTAAAATGGCAGCATAGTGGTTTACAATTGCAGTGAACTATGGTAGAATAAATAATGTTTAATCCACGGAGTATATTATGGAATTACAAGAACAAACGTTAAACGTTCTTAAAAACTTTTCGGACATCAATCCGAATATTTTAATTAAATCAGGTAACACTATCAAAACAATTAGTGAGGCTAAAAACGTATTGGCCACTGCAATTGTAGATAATGAGTTCCCTCAACAATTTGGTATCTATGATCTTAAAGAGTTCATAAGCGTACTATCGTTGGTCGACAAACCTAATCTTAAATTTGCTGATGAGTCTGTAACTATCAGCGATCAAAGTGGTCGATCAAAAATTAGGTATTTCTTCTCTCCAGAAGAAACACTTACGTCTCCACAAAAAGATATTAATATGCCTGAATGTGAAGTACAGTTCACACTAGATGGTGATACTTTAAATAAATTGCGTAGTGCTGCTTCAGCATTAGGTCATAACGAAGTATCAGTTACTGCAGGTGAAAATGGCTTAACGCTTTCTGTGGTAGACAATGAAAATGCGACATCAAATACCTATTCTATAGATGTTCCGCATACCTCCATATCCTTACAGAAGTTCAATTATGTAATTAACATTGGTAATTTGAAAATCATTCCGGGTGATTATGAGGTAAGTATCTCTTCTAAACTAATTAGCCAATTTAAGCATAAGTCTACTAACGTAAGTTACTGGATTGCTCTAGAGAAATCGTCAACAATCGGAGAATAATATGACGGATAAAAAGTATGATGAGCTAATGAAGCTCGCTAATAACGTATCACGTTCTACTGTTGCAGTAGTAGACGCTGTTACACAACGTGGTGGATTTAAAGGTGAAGAACTTTCCACTATTGGTCAATTACGCGACCAAGCTATTCAAATCATTTCTATTGTTGAAAACTTGCAACAAGACGCTGCGATGGAGACTGACGAATAGGTTTACATTCTTGCTCAAATGTGATATAATATTTTTTTGTAATGGAGTTATGAATGGAACAATTTCTATGGGTCGAGAAGTATCGACCTCAAACTATAGATGAATGTATTCTACCACAATCTTTAAAGGATACATTCAATAAAATTGTAGAAGCCAGTGAGTTACCCAATATGCTGTTCACTGGTTCTGCTGGCTTAGGCAAAACAACTGTTGCCAAAGCTCTATGCAATATGCTTGATTTAGATTATATAGTGATCAATGGTTCCGAAGAAGGTAACATTGACACTCTCCGTGGTAAGATCAAGCAATTTGCTAGCACTGTCTCGCTTCAAGGTGGTTATAAGGTTGTGATCCTTGATGAGGCTGATTACCTGAATCCGCAGTCAACACAACCAGCTCTTCGTGGTTTCATTGAAGAGTTTGCTAACAACTGCAGATTCATACTAACATGTAATTTTAAGAATAGAATCATTGAGCCTTTACATTCTCGTTGTGGCGTGTATGAGTTCAATGGTGGCAGCAAACAAACTCTATGTCATGAGTTTATGACGCGCTGTCAAACTATACTAGATTCAGAAAACATTTCATACGATAATAAAGCTTTGGCTGAACTCATAATGAAACATTTTCCTGATTGGCGTAGAGTTCTTAATGAGTTACAACGTTATTCTTTATCAGGTAAAATCGACTTAGGTGTACTTGACAATATATCTGACAGTAACTATAACGATTTATTTGCGCATTTAAAAACAAAAGATTTTAAGAAGATGCGAACATGGGTTGTAAACAATATAGATATTGATGCAGCTGCAATTTTTAGATCCATATATGATCGTATGTCGGATAAAGTTTCACCGGCATCTATCCCTCAACTGGTTTTAATTCTTGCAGACTATCAATATAAAAATGCATTCGTTGCTGATCACGAGCTCAACGTTGTAGCTTGCTTAACAGAGGTAATGGCCAATGTCGAATTTACTTAAACTCTATACTCAAAATGATTGTGGATATTGTGTAAGCATGAAACGTAAACTAGATTCATGGGGTATAGAGTACGAAACAATAAACATATCAGAAGATACTAAAGGTAAGCAATTTTTAAAAGAACAAGGTCTTAAGACAGTGCCTCAATTATTTTTTAAAGATTTAAAATTAAATAACGTTGATACGAATATGTTTGATCAGCACCAATTACTACAATCATTGCGAACTGTATGGCCTGGTCAAGATAGCGGAGTGGAGGACATGTCTTGAATCCATTTGAATATGTCAATGCTATTAATATGACTAAAAAAGATATTATGGTAGATGATCTTGCGGAGAAAGCATATAATCCTTTTATGGTTAATCGTGCATTATCTTACTTTCAAGATACAGTATTGTTTGCTAATGAAATGAATGTCAATCACACAGTCGATAAGCGTTTACAATTCGATTTTTTTATAAATATGGTCAGGAAACGGAAACGCTTTTCAAAATGGCAAAAGTCTGTTTCTAATAATGACGTGGATGTTGTTAAGGAATATTATGGTTATAATAACGAAAAAGCCAGACAAGCCTTAACTCTTCTTACAGCTGAACAACTCAGCGAATTGAAACAGAAGGTTTATAAAGGTGGAAGAAAATAATATAATAGAGTGGACACCTGCCTCTATGTTAGAGGTTACACTAAACGAGCCAGATGACTTTTTAAAGGTTCGAGAAACGCTTACCCGTATTGGAGTAGCGTCACGTAAAGACAAGAAACTATATCAATCTTGTCATATTTTGCACAAACAAGGCAGATACTTTATTGTGCACTTTAAGGAATTATTTTTGCTTGATGGCAAGAAGTCAAACTTAGAAGAAAATGACATTGCCAGGCGAAATACAATTGCGCAGTTAATGAGCGATTGGGGACTTATATCAATAGATACTACAGTAGAGCCTTTGGCTCCTATGAGACAAATAAAGATCATTCCGTTTAAAGAAAAGAATGATTGGGAGCTTTGCCCTAAGTATAACATTGGTTCAAAATAAATTACGAGTAGCTGGTTTAAATCTCGTAAAAAATGATTATATATAGTATAGAGTGCAGAATGATCTGGCTCTTTTACAATCTTGCTTGACATAAAGGAGATAACAATGACAGGCTTATCAGGACTATTCCCGCGTGCATCATTTGTAGGGTTCGACCATTTATTCAATGAACTAGAATGGACGGCTAAACATGCAAACGATCACTACCCTCCACATAACATAATTAAAACAGGCGAATCTGATTATCTAATAGAGATGGCAGTTGCAGGTTTTATGAAAGATGAATTATCAGTAGAAGTAAAAGATAGAACTTTAACTGTAACTGGTGATCATATTTCTAAGGGTAGGGAGTTTATTCACCGCGGTATTTCTACTAAGAAGTTTAAGCGAACATTTAGGCTGTCTGAGCACGTACAAGTGCACGGAGCAGATATTCAGGATGGTATACTTGC